AGGCATTGCACGGCGGATCAAGGAGATCAAGACTGGATCGAAACCAGCAACAGGACCTGCATCAGCAGCAGAACCAGTGAATCCACCAGTACCAGCAGAGTTGGTTGGGGAAGCTTCACCAAGGAATTCTTGGTTCTCGCGGAGCATTTGCTCCTGGTTCTCTAGAAGTACAGCTGTTACGTTTCTTCTATGTTGGTCTTTAATTGGATCGACTCCATCGAAGTCGAGTAAAGGCGCCCACTTTTCGGTGAGTGCATTATAGTTAATGTTTTGTTGCATTTTTCTGGAAGGTTTTACTTAAAAATAGCCAATCACTTTCTGTGAACAGAAGACAGCGCCTGTAGGTAGGTTGCCATAGATCCTGATGCAGGTTCTACGTGTTCTGCTTCCTCTTTCAGTTGTACTGTCTCATCCGAAGAACTGGAAACTTTGCCGCCATTGAAGTACGACTCTTTTAGTGTTTCTAGTTTTTCACGGTATGCTTCTTCACTTTCAAACTCAACACCTTCTGCAAGATTTGCCAGTTTATCTTTCTGAGAAACTGCAAGTCCTTCAGCAACATTGTTTAGGATGGTTTGAGCAGTAGTTTCGTTTAGTCTTGCATTAAGACCAACATTCCTCTCAATCTGCTCATTGAGTTTTGTCTCCATTTCATCAAGCTTGTCTACCATACTCTCAAGTACATCATATCTATCTTCAGGGAGGGATACATAATGTTCTTCAAAAAGCTTCTTCATGCCGTCAAGGAAACTTTCGGTCATTTCGGTTTTAATGCCACGCTCAACAGCGAGTGCATTTTCCTCTAACCATTCCTCAGCGACATACTCTAGGTAGGCATCCATTCTTTCTGTGAGGCCGATTTTGATTTCTTCGACTTCTTCGGAAAGTTTGGTAGCGTATGCCTCTTGTAGTGATCCTTCAATATCTTTGATTTTAGCGTTGATCGAAGCTTCAAAGATGGTCTTAGCCTTTTCTTTGAACTCCTCGGAGAGATCTTCACCACTCAGAAGAGCATTTACATCCTCTTCGATAGCAGCGTTGATGTCTACTTTCGTTTCTTCGGCAGCAGGTTCTTCGGAGATGACCTCCTCTTCCTTGCTTTCGGTTTCTTCGTAAGACATAGCACCTTTTTTAGCAGCGGGCATCGCGTCAGCCTTACCAGCTCCTTTGTTGACTACATCCTTAACTTGCTTAATCGTACCAGTTGGCGTCTTAAGTTTGTTAGAATCGTCATCAGGCTTAGAGTTCTGAGGGGTAGGACCACCCAGATCTTCAACAGCCTGACTACTCTTGACGTAATCAGGAGTGGAAGGCATGGGATCACCAGCCTTTGCACCACTATTAACAGCGGTCTTGGATTGCTTTGTGCCTACTTCCATTTCTTGTAAATCTCCACGAGACATTTGAACTCTCCGTCTAATCGTTGTAGATATTGAAAATCTATACTTATTTATAAATTATAGATTTGATAAGAAGTTTTGGAAGATTTCCAACTTCTTCTCATCTAATTGTTTTTGATCAACAAACTTATTTATAGTTTCTTGAGTCTGTTCGATGACTTCGGCCACTTTCTCCTCAGGTTCCATAACAGCCACAGCAGGTTCGGATGTTTCTTCCTGCATTGCTACGGTGTTTTTAGCCTTGAGAATTCCAGCGTCCCAAACCCATTCGACTCCTTCCATGATGCCATTGACAAAAGCGTCAGGGGCGGAAGGATCTGCTACGATGTCCGCAGCAGTGGCGAGCATGAAGTCCTCACCAACAACTTTATATCCTTCGTTTGTAGTACGAAGACTTCCCATACCTCTAGAAGATACTCCAAGAGTAACACCCTCATCGATTAACGACTTGGCAATGATACCCATTGGTGTTTCTAAAAGCTTTGCCTTACCAACAAAATTGGTTCCCTCTTTATGGAGGTCAACAATTTTATGTGAAACTCTATCCAGATTGACAGTTGGACCATCGGGATGGCCAAGTTCACCTAATGCACGACCTTTAGATACAAAAGACTCTGTATATCTGCCGACTTCTCTTTCGAGAATTTCGACTGGATACATACGTCCATTTCTGTTCTTTAGGTTTCCTTGAAGGAAAATGCCTTCAATGAACATGTTCTTCTTGCCGTCCTTTTCTTCGACAAGAACTTTACACTGTTCGATTTCTTCTGTAATGAGTTTCATTTTAATTAGGCAACAGCGGGTTCTACTTCTTCCTCATCACTAGGAGCTACTTCCGTTTCGGCAGTAGTTTCAACGTCCGTTTCATCTCCAACTTCAACTTCTGACTCAGCTTCTGGAGCTGTTTCATCAGTTTCGGTCTCAGCAGATTCGTCATCTAGATAGGGATTTGGTCCTCCAAACATAGATGCAGTCACAGCTGGACGAACGGAATTGATATTCTCTGCACTCTTAGCATAAAGAATATCTTTGATCTTAGCATGAATATCCGTTGGAGATTCATTACTAACAATCGCATCAATTAAGTCATCCATAACAGGTTAATATAGTACTAGGACTGAAATTATTTATATCTCTCCGCCTTTGGGTTGTTCACCACCCGCAGGGGCACCACCTTGAGCTCCTGGTTCCATAGGCATTTCAGGGTTAAGAGCTCCTCCAGGTTGTTGATCAGGGTGGATACCCATCTCAAGAGATTGCATTTCCATTGGGTCCATAATTTTGCCATCTTTAATCTCCTTATCCATTTGTTTGTCGATCTCAATGATCTCCTCATCTTTCTGTTTTAGAATATGTCTTCTTACATAATCTAATGAGAAGTACTTACCTACATATGGATCAACAGCAGCAACAACTGCCAGTCTTTCATTCAGTAGTTCAGTATCTTTGAGTTCTGCAAAATGATTATCATATACAAAATCATATTGAATATGATCTTCTAAGATCTCCCAATCATCTGGAGTGACAATGTTTTTGAGGATTAACTGAGTCTTCAACATATCGTTGAAAACGCCAGAAAATCTCTTTCTCATTCTACCAACAAATTTGGTGAACTTGATTTCATCCCTTAGGATTTCGGAAGAACGACCTAGATTGAATCCCTCTCCAGATCCAGCAATACGAGATTCTGGAACACCCAGAGATCTATAAAGTTTTTTCTGGAAGTATTCAATATCAGAAAGTTCGCCTAGATTTTGACCGCCAGGTAGAGTAGTAATTTCAGTACCACGACCACCTTCACGACGAGGAAGCCAGAAATCCTCTAGCATACTCATGTGTTTTCTATCGTCACGAATCTCACCAGTACCAGCATCGTAAACTAACTTGTTACGATAACGGCTCATAACCTCTTTGAGGTATTGTTCCGCTTTTACTTTGGGAAGATTACCAACGTCAATATAGAAAATACGACGTTCTGGAGCACGCGATAGTCTATAGATAACCAGACTATCTTCAATCATGCGAAGTTGATTGAGTGCTTTGATAGACTTATGCAGGTACGAAAGAATCGTTTGCTTATTTCTATCAACCAAACCAGAGTGGCAGAATGTGATGGAATCCTTTGCAATCTTTACTGGTTTTCCACCAGACTTACCAAATGGTTGACCGATGGCACCAATAGTATTTTTCTTCTGGGAGTTTCCTGGTTCGTAAACGTAGTACTCTTCAATCTGTGGATTTTCTGTGAGTTCTGGACGTTCACTATTTTGAATTCTGTTGACAGTTCCTTGAAGGGTTTTATCTTCCTTCATTTTCCTGACATACTTGATCTTCATTGGGTCAATATATCTGACCTCTTGTAGACCATCGGAAGGATTATTGATGTCGATTACTTTATGATAAAAGATGCGGCCATCAACATACCAATTACGCAAAATCTCATGACACTTCTTATCGAAGTTCATGAGTTCTTTAACCGCTTTGAATTCTTCTCTAATAAGTTCTTTCAACTTATCAGACCCAGGCAGATTTTCTAGATCAATCTGAACGGGAGAATCATTCTGATCCGAAACAATTGCTTCGTTAATAATATCCTCAATAGCATTATCCACCTCTGGGTGTAATGCCATTTCACGATATCTTTTGATCAGATCGTATTCAGATTTGTAAACACCATCGATGTCTACATACTGCCCATAAAAGCCACTAGATACATAATAATCCGACGAATCCTCGTCGGACCTAGGTACAGGAGAGACGACCCCTTTTGTGGAGGAGTCGTCTTTCTGTATTTTAAAACCAAATAATTTAGCCATTCTATCAATAACTGGGCTATTCCCAGTTATTTATGAGAGATCAAGATCCTTGAGAATCTGGAGTCTCGATTGGCTCCTCGTCTGTATCGAAGAGATTTTCGTTCTTATCATCATAAGCATCCCACCACTGAACCTGTAGATCTACGGTGAACTCTTCAATTGTATCTGAAGAATCGTAAGAAAGTTCGATGGCACTTACGTTTGTTGGGAAGATGCCGTGGAAGACATACTTCTTAAGTACAGGAACATTGTCACCTGGCTTAGGAAGTCCACTCTTAACATCTTGGTTGAAACCTTTGGTAGAACTCTCTGTGTTTCTACCCAGTTGATAAACGAAAGCATCTTTCTGATACTGAGATGGGTTGATGAAACCAGTAGCATTGTCATGCTTATTGATTCCGTTCATCCATTGCTCGAAAGCATTTCTCAGGTTGAATGAAATGTCATTGATAACAGTGATTGTCCAAACATCGAACGTTCTGTCACCAGCAATCTTAAGATTTCTACCTCTGAAAGGAACGTCGATGACGTTGATGTTGGAGGCAGGCAGAGCAGCTGCCTTGACCATGAATCTAGATCTCTCAAGTTCCGCACTACCAATAGTGACGAAACTTGGGAAAGCGAGTTCTACCTCAAATAGATTGGGTCTAGCAGCGCCACCAATGAGTTTTGCTTTGAAGTCCTCAATGGTGCGATCCTTAATTTTTGGCGGATTGAATGATTTACTAGCCATTTTGCATTAACTCCTACGTTAAGTATTTATTGAAATCAAGCAGCACCAATGACTTCATCAAAACTGATGCCAGTCCTAGTTGCAACAAAGGTTAGACCGATGAAGTTAATAGATCTTGCAGGTTTGACGAAGATGTCAGCCTTGAATTGATTAGAATCAACAACGCTTGGAGTGTTGTTAGACTCATCACAGATAACTACAAAATCAGTAATACCTCTCTTAGCCTTAACATCGCGAAGATATGGTTCAACAATGTTCAGGAAGTTAGTCCTTGTTAGAACATCGTTAAACTCAAACAGTTGAGCTCTTGCAGCTCTCTCGATTGTTGACTCAATAGTGAGGAACAAACGACGAACGTTGATTCTATCGAAAGCAGAAGATTCTCTAAGTGCGGTCTTATCACCATATAGAACCATTCCAGCTCCAGCAGAGAAAATAACAGGGTTAATTCTCTTAGGATAGAGTAGATCTCTTTGTGCCTGAGAAGGATTGTATGCAAGTTTGATTGCATTGTTGATCACACCTCTTTGTGATCCAGCAGGTGAGAACCATGGGAAGGAATTGATAGATGTCCTAGCCATCAGTCCACCAACGTCACCATTCAGAGGAATATATCTGAAGGTATTATTGAATCTATCGAAGGTATACTTATAACCAGAGTCAAATACTGCATAAGAAGAAGAGGCGAGACTATCATAGAAGTTAATAATGTTAGAAGTCTGAGTATCAGAATTCGTTAGTCCAACAACTCCTGCTCTATAAGGAGAGATGCAAGCAATACAGTCCTTACGGGTGTTTGCGATAGCGATTAGTTTGTTTGCCTTTGCCTGAGATTCATAGATGGAAGCACCACCAGAAGGTCCTTGCAGTAGATAGTTAACAGTGTACTCAGCAGGATTGTCGAATACTGTGTAAGAACTAATGATGTCAGCAAGTGTTGTCTCCATTCTTCCTGCATCTGCACCGTAGTCGCGAGCAGATTCAAGAGACATGACCTTAGGACCAGCACCGTTGAAGGTGATTCCCTGAGCATTCTTACCCCAAGTACCAGTAGCATCAACTGAATATCCAGAAGGAGTAGAGAACTTAAGTCCAACACCTGTTTGTGCAGCACCGACATAGAAGTAGTCGGAGAAGTTGGATACGTAGTTCTTGTAGTTGATGTCAGTTGCAGGAGACATCTTAGCGTCAGCGGCCTTAGAAAGGTTAGTCCACTTCTCAACCAAGTTACCAGCAGTTCCAGTTACAGAACCAGTGTCATCTACAACAGCGATATGAATTTCATCGTGTCTAGAGTTTCTATCTCTAGCATACTGTGAAGTTCCTGGTCTAGAAGCCAGATTCTTCCAGTAGATTGTGGAGTTATCTAGTCCCAGAGTTTGATGATTGTACCAGTCAGTTGCGGTATTGCCCTTTCTAGCTGTTAGGCCAGAACCAATACCCGACATGACAATGAATGTTGTGTTAGCAAACGCAACGGTGGAAGCAGTGTCCATAACAATGTTATCGACTGCGGTTGTGAAACCGATTGCATTACCAACGTATGTTCCGTTGAGAGATCTAATTTGATCACCGTACCAAATCTTTTCACTGTCTAGGTCAGTTCCCATTGGGATTAAGGTAGAACCAATACCAACACTAGTTACGGTGAAACGAGTTCTTTCTACTTGTAGTTCAGAACCACTACCATCATAGATTCTATAACGGTTAGCATGGTTTCCAGGAGTACCACCAGTGTGGCCACCTGTATTATCGAACAGACCTTCATCATATCCTAAGAAGGCATTGGTTGAAGAACCCTCTTCATAGTCAAGTTTCGACCACTTATCATTACTGATACTATACTTGTCTGTAAGTTTTACATCAACAAATCCACTACCAACATTGGTGATAACACCCTTGATGTATCCTGTTTCGATTCCAACTGTTCCATCGTTCATGGCAACACTGGTGGAGAAACCAGCAGTGATTGCATAACCGACGTTTAGACCGAATGTTCCAATTGCAAGTCTCTGATCTGCCTGTGCGTCAATAGTGCAGATCTTAAGTCCATTGGCCCATGTGCCAGGGTTTCTGGCAGCAAAGTTCCAATCGGAATCTGTTGTGTGATTGTTGTAGTAATCTTCAGAAGAAGTAATCGATAGGTTTGTCAGTGCAATGCCAACAGAAGCTTCTACAGCATTTGCGTTTGACAACTCCTTGTGATTAGTTCTAATTACTCTTAGTACTCCACCATAGGAGAGATAAGACGAGGCGGTCATCCAGTATTCAAACTGGCCGTCCTGCGAACTTGGTTCTCCGAATGTTTGGAGTAAATCTTGTTCAGTTTCGATTAGGACAGGAACGTCAACTGGACCTTTAGCAAAAGGACCAGCGATAGCGCCTACCTGATCATTTACATCATCAATTCTTCCAATTGTAAGATCAACTTCTTTGACCTTTACGCCTGGTGATACTAGGTTTAACGACATGTTAGGACCCCTTGAAGAATTTCAGCTTTTCCCTATTCTTATTTAGGATATAGCATTCTTTACTGGGGAAACAGTACATGAACCCTCTACCAGTCTGGATATACCTCTAACTTATTATTACGCCTTTTAGTTTTCACCCTGTCTTTAGTACACTCCTTACACTCATAAGAATATGATGATGGAATGTCGCCCCTACTCTTTCTTGTGAGATAAAACCCATCGATCAAGTCCTTTACTTTGCCACAAGTTCTGCACTTTCTCTCATGAAGAACTAGGTGACCAAATTCAAACTCTTCATCAATGTTCATTATTTTTCGGCAGCGTATAATGCAAATGTAGAAGTAGTTATAACAGTCATCATATTAGCAATATGTTGTTTAGTCTCACTGTCGCACGACTTACCTGGCAAAAAACAACCCATGATAGTTACTCCAACTATTACTAATTGAAAGCAAATAACAACCCTTATCAGATCTATGACTTGTTTTTTGGTATCCATTAGAGATAGTCCCACATATAAGCACGATCACCGTACTCATCTAGGTGCCACCTATCACCGTCTGTATCAACAAATGATGTCTCATCATTAATACCATCACTCAAGAATCCAAAAGGAGCCATGTCCTGTTCTATTTGATTCTTTTGTTCTTCGTACAATCTCTTCCTGACATCTTGATCAGTCATCTCTCGGAAGTAATCCTGTTGAACTAACCAGGCAAAGATAACCAAACACATTGCAAGGTCATCATTACAACCTTCTTCTGCCTCAAACGACTGGTTCTTTTGAATGAACGTTGTCAACTCTGCAATAACATCATAGTCATTGATGAGAAGTTTATCTGCCTCAATCAATGCCTTTAAGTTCAATGCACCAATTTTCTTGACAGTCTTAGACATCTTGACACCCAACTGTGTCCTATTGCCAGAGAAACCTGTACCCAAAACTTGTCCCGCTCTTCCTCTCATGGAAGTCATCAACATGTTTTCATATTCAAGATCATACTGTAGAATGGCAGCAACTTGATCTCCAATATCATTCACCTCACAAAGAATATATGAATTGTTATATGCTTTTGCAAATTCTAAAATTACATTAGGAAACAATAATGGTTTAATTTGATTGTTCCTATACTTTGCAACCATTTTATATGGTAAAGTAGTAGTATCAAAAACACAGAAAGCTGAGTAGTCTTTTTCTACTCCTCTAGCAACGTCAACCGTAAGAATATAATCATGGTCTTCCTTTGGGTTCTCATATATCTCTCCTCCTCTTGGTCCCTTTCCACATGGTTCATCATATGCCATGGACTTCAACTTGGATGGCGCGATCAAAGTATCGACAGATCCAAGGAACTCACACTCAAACTCAACTCGGAATTGAGCTTCGGAAGTATTCTTAATAGTCTGTTCTTTCCAAGCCTCATCACGACCAGGAACCTCAGACCAATGCACGTCTGTAGTAACGTATTCATTCCTAGCCAATTCGGCATCATGCCACAATCGGTAGAAATGATTCATACCTTTGGGGGTAGAAACAATAACTACCTTAGTAGATTTACCAGATGAAATAGTAGGATATACTGAACTGAAGAAGTCATCTGCAATGTGATTTGGAATGAACGCAAATTCGTCCAAGAAGATGATGTTGAAAGACATACCTCGGACAGCAGAAGCAGATGTAGATGCCGCAAGGATCTTTGATTTATTTTCCAATTCCATGGAACCTTTGTTCCAAGCAACAATACCCTGTTGCATCCAAGTAGGTAATGCTTCGTAAGCAGTTTGCAATCTACCTAACAGTTCTCTTGCAGTCTGTGCTTTGTTTGCAAGAATACCTACGGTCACACTATCGTTGAAGATTGCATAGTGTAGAAGGTAAGACACAACAGTCGTTGACTTTCCAGACTGTCTAGGCATCTTACAGATATTAAATCTGTTGTTGTGGAAGTTGTTGATCAACTTCTCCTGAAATGGATACATGTCAAAGTTGACAAGACCCTCATCCAAGTTGATGATCTTTACATAATTTCTGGCAAAATAAACTGGGTCACCCTTACACTTAATGAACTCAGCTACCTGTTCTTTGGTAAAGTTGATCGGGGTGTTAGCTTTTTTTAGATTGGGATTACCAAGATATACGTCACTAGTTGCCATATTTAAGGTTCAATCATTAACAATGG